CGGTCGGCTAACGACAGCAGCCAGTAGCGCATCGCCTGCGTGACGCGGCCCGTAATCGACTGCTGCACCACCGGGCGCTCGACCACAAACGCCGGCGTTGGCGCGAGTTGCGAGGCCATTACGCCGCCGCCTGTCCCCAGAATCCACGCCCATCCACCTCCGCGCCTACCAGTCGCCACGGAATCGGGTCTGTGACCGTCACCTCCGGCACCCAGAGCTGCGTGCTCGATGGGAGACGCGTCCACACGACTTCCGTCCCATACGCCCCCTGTGCGCCCGCCGACGCCGTCCGCGCATCCGACCAGGTCTTCGCATTCGTGGAGGAGCGCAACATGACCTGGGGGTCTACCCCAGCGCCCGTCGCCGTACCCAGCCCCACTTCCATCATGAGCTCAAACCGCGAGACAAACAGGCGCCGCACCTCAGGACTCCGCCAGAGAGGGGGCGGAATCCGTAGACGGCGAATGGTGTCGCCGTTGCACTCTGTCGTTGTGGCGGTATCCATCGTGCAAAGGAGGCCAGAGGCCCGGTCGCCAACGATATGTTGGTTGAAACCATAACAGTGGACGCGAGGACTCCAGAGAGCGTAATTCCCCGCCGCCGAATCCCACATGCCCCGCTCGTGCCAGAGGCCGGTCGTCAGGTCGAAAACCCATGTAGCATTGGCCGATGGAAACGACAGGACATAAAAGGTATGCCCCTCCATCTCATAGACGAGCGCCTCGGCATCGGTAATCTTTGAGGTGCGGACATACCCGGCAATCGCCGTCTCCACCGCATTGGTACTGATGCGCTCTGGGACGAGCCCTTGCGCGCCGACGACAATCCCGGCGCCATCGGATGTCTGGGAGAGCCAGCACATCATGGACCCCACGAGCTTGACTGTCCACGGCGCTGGCGTCCCGTAGCCAAAGACAGCGCCAGGCACCGGCTCAAACGGGAAGGGGGAGGTCCCGGCGTCATACCAGACCTCGCCAGTCTGCTCCCCAATCAGCCAAATCTGCCGACTGCCATCCACCACCATCGCCCGCCAGGGGTCCGGCGCGATACTCCGCTGGGCGTATTGTGTCGCGTCCCAGGTCGTCCCGTCATTGATCGCCGAAATGCGAAACTTACTCGTCGCCGTGTCAAAGGCTAGGAAATAGCCGTCGAGCATCCCCGCCTGGACACAGTCGCCCGTTAAGACCGTCGAGAGGCCATTCGTCGTGAGGTTAAGCAGATACCCATTCGTCCCTGACGCAATGAGCAGCTCACCCCCGGCATCGCCGTTGCTCGCAATACTGGCCGGGTTAGGGTCTTGGAGCATCGTGCCGCGGCTGGCGGCCGTCGCGCTGGCAAACACCTCGTACAGTGTCCCCCCGACGACAGCATGGACCCGGCCCGCCATCGAAAACAGAGCGCGGGTATTGACCGTCCCGACCGTGAGAAACTCGTCCTGGCCAGGTGTCGGAAACAGCGCCGCACCCCACGGGACCGCCGCACTCACAATCTGCTCTGGATACCAGTTGACCGTGCGCTCCATGTCTGCAATCGGACTTTGCAGCTCATATGACCCCGAAATGAAGCCTGGATAACGCATTAGGTGTCCGAATAGATGTTGTAAATGTTGCCGGCCGCGCCAAACAAGACCCCGGCGGTCCCACAGCCGAGGTCGCGCAGGCGCATGTTGGCCCGCTTGACATCCGACTTGCTCTCCATCGCGGCCAGTTGTAACGCGGGGGTCAGGCCCGCATCAAACGCTGACGACAACTCCATCGACAGCCCCGTGCGGAGAAACCGTCGGTAGCCAGGCGGGAGGGCCACCGTGTCCGTGAGGGCGGTAAACTCGGCCACCGGGCTCTGCGTGTAGATAACCCCCTCCAACGTCGAGCTCGTGGGGACCGGATAAGGATAGAGCGTCCCGAAGCCGGAGGTGTAGGTCGGGTCGTAATACCAATTCTGGGGAAAGACGCTGGTGAGGGCCTTCTGAGCAATGGCCGCATAGGCGTCCACCGTCAGCACCGGGCCGAGCGCATATTCCATCGTGGGACTGACGCTGGTGTCCTGAAAGCCGATGCTGTCAATCGCCATCGGTCCCGTGGGGCGTGCCACATTGACGGTCGCCCCGTCCCCAATCGTGTAAGAGGCCGCCGTGGAGAGCGTCCAGGTCGTCCGCAGGACGCTGTAGACGGTGAGGTCTTCGGTCGCGAGGCTGTTAATCCAGTCGTTGAGGCGAGACAGCCCCAACGCTGTGTCGTCGGCGCTGGCGACCTGCCCGGTCTGAATCACCCGCAGGTCTTGCAGAGACGCAGTGATAAGCTCCTGCACCGTCACGGCTAGTCCTCGTAGAGCGCCACCATGAGACTGGCCGTCGTATTCGTGCTATTAACCCGAATGAGCCGCAGCGGCAAGGTCTGTCCAGCCGTTACCGTAAAATTCTCCACGTTCCCATTTGGGAAAATAGCCGCCACCACACCAGCACCACCACAATAGACCGACCCAGCAGTGATGGCCTGAGTGGTCGGATTGGCGCTATAGGTGGAGCCGTCAAAGTTGACCGTGTCCGACTTAGTAATGGCCGATGCGCGGTTGAAGACCTTATTCACCTCCGGCATGAGTCACCACCTTCTTCGCCGGCCGACCACGCTTCCGACGCTCTGGGACGGCAGCTACATGCTCGTGCGTTGCCTCATCTGCCGTCTGCGCCTCGGATTGCGCCGACTCGCTCATGCGCTTGTCGCTGAAATGGCGAGCAGCCGCAATGTCCGCCACCGACCGTTGATCAGACTCGTAGCGTGTGAGTGCCTGATCCGGGGTGTCGGACCAGCCCGCCTTCTTGGCGCGCTCCGACTCCTCCTGGCCTTGGACAAACAACTGACACTTTCGCGAAAACGTCTCTGCGTCCGCGTCCCCCATCGCCGCTCTCGGGTCGCAGCACATCACCGTCCCCTGTGAGTTAGGAAAAGCCTTGTACATCATGGCCGGAAAAGCCTGAAATCCGTCTGCTCCGAATCCCCCTTCTCGCTGACTCATGTCCCACCGCGAGAGTTCGCGCGAATAGGTCGAGTCGGGGTTGTGCATAATCGGCATACACATTGTCTCCAAAAGAATCGGGACGGGGTCCTTGACCCCGCCCCGGAAGTGGTCGTCTTACGCGATAGCCACGTCAATCGCGGTGAGCGTGCCGCTAAACGGCGATGGGCACGGCACCCAAATGCTGTTGGCCGCAACGAGCAGCACCGAGCACTGTCCGCTCCCATCGAACGTCCCCACGTCATAGCCCGAACCCGCATCGCCCAGGCCCGCCGTGTACGTGACGGTATGAGCCGCCTTTCCATTCCCAACAATATTCAGGTAAATGCCGTCCTGACTAGAGTCTGGATTCGCAATCGTCATCGCCAGCGCATCGGTGCCGTTGATGACCGCGGTCGTCCACTGCGCTGCCCCGAAACTCACCGCCCCAGCCGCCGAATAGCTGGTCGTGGTGAAGGCAATCAAGCCGGGCCGCAGGTTGGCCGTGCCCGGTGCCGCGACGGTGAAGTCCGCCGCCGCGCCGTGTGTGACATTTGCCGAGGCGACGTGTGCCGCCGTGACCGTGCCATTCTGCCCACGCAGTACCCCAACGGTCGTGCCGCTGACGTAGTCCTGCGTGACCTGGAGAAACTCCCCGTCGATAAGGACGAGGCGTCCCGCCGCCACCGAGGTGGCCGACGCCACCACAATGGAACTGTCCGTGACCGCCACAGCAGAGCTGAGTGTCGTTGTTGCCAATGCCATGACTTAGCCCCAAACCCGCGCCGCGAGGCGCGCTTGTATGGTGGTGGCCCCGATGAGAATGTCCAGCCGGCTGGGATTCTGGTCGGTGCCGATCTGATACTGCTCCACCATCCGAATTGAAAACCCGAGCGACTTCGACCGCACGGTCGTGCTCTCCGCGCCCGCCCCCGGCTTCATCAAGTCCGCCATCACAAACGCGAAGGCGTCCGGGTGGTAGACGAAACTCTGCGGAGAGGTCGTGGTCGCCAGTGTCCCGCCGGCCGCCGCGGTAGCACCCAGCACTGTGATAACCGCGTTGTTAGCCGGTGAGGCCGACACCGTCTGGAGCGCCCCACTGGTGATGATCGACGGCGAGATCGGCAACGTCGCCATCGCCCCCGACGCGTCCGACGTGGTCGCAGTCACGACAAACTGCTGCAACCGTCCGTTGTCCGAGTAGGACAGCGGGTTGACGCTGTTGACCCCCGCAATGGTGAACACGTCACCCTTGTTGAGCGTCGCCGCGCCCGACGCCCAGCCGTCCGTCGAGATGGTGCT